AACATAGCGATTGATATAGCCACACAGAAATTAAGAAAATAGTTCTGTAACTTTATATTCACTAAATGATTACCTGTCATATTATACTCCTATCTTTTAGTAAAGTTTAATCTGTAGCGAACACCTTCATAATCGAATTCAATTGTTGAGTGTGAGTATTCACCTCGTTGAATTGTATGGTAGCGTGTTTCTGTTCTACATACAGCAGCAGGTGTCATTGTTGCATTGTTACTATTATTAGCACCAATTAATGCACCGATAATCGCACCAGGCACTTTACCATCTTCGTCATCTATTGCATCACCAATAACTGCACCGAAGATTCCACCCCAAATTGCATCGTTAACTGCATTACCAGAAGCTACTGCCTCATTCCTACATACTTTAACTGAATATGGTTCTGAATACTCGACATTATGATAATGGTCTGTTACTATTGCACCACCACTACCAGCAAGTGCCGTAATCGCAAATAAACCAAAGAATCCTATACAAAATCCTTTTACACCTTCTTTCCAATATTTAAATCTTCCACCGAATTGATTATTCATCTGTTGTCCTCCATTTGTCATAATCGTGTTGTGCCCACATGAGGCCTAAAGTAATACCTATACCTATAAAGCATACGTATGTTATAATCTGTAATGTCATATCATCTCCTGTTAATGGAGCGGGTAGACAGAATCGAACTGCCATCTGCAGGTTGGAAACCTGCGGTATTACCTTTATACGATACCCGCTTAAAAATCTTGTCCATAAATATATTCTATCGCCCTATCCGCCTCTTTTTTAAGAGGTCGGTTTCTATACCAACCACCATTTGCTTCATCTATTTGTTTACATAGGTTTGCAATTTCAACTGATGTTATTGGATATTTCACTTTGATGGCATGACCTGCTATGGAAACCATTATCCCATACATCTTGTAATACCACCCAGTATCCGTTATCTGCGAATACTCTCTCACTAATTTCTTCGATACAAACGGACAATCACTATAATCATTCCACGAAACGTCTGTATTTGTCATTTCGTTCTTACGATATGTAAGAAGTTGTTCTTTGATTGCCTTAGGTAAGGTATCTAAAAACGAATTTCCTGTTTTATCTATATACTCGTGTTTCTTCATTATTTGCGAGGGATTAATTAAACTTCCGTCGTTACTAAAAATGAAGTTATACGAACCTTTATAGTTTCCGGGAACATAGTACATTCTACTTAAATCTTTGGTTTGGGGGTCCCCTAAATCACCTAACTCTTTATTGAGGGCAAACCAAAAGTGTTTAATCTTGTCCTTTTCTATTTCTTCGGATAACGGAAATACCATTCTAAACTTTGGTTTCTTCTTACTTGAACTCGCAGTTGAATAACAGGTATAACGATATTGACCGAACAACTCTTTCATGTCTTCTTCAACAGAGTCTTTAACTTCGTAATCATCTATATCGACAGCCGCCCACTTAGACCATTTAGTTACACTATTATTTTTGCGAGTAGTTCCCAATATATACATTGCAGGGCTCATTAAACTCGCATCTTTTTTGTTCTCGTATGGTCTATCAAATGCTTTATACAAGAATGATTCGAACTTATCGTCGTCCAACTCTATCTTAGTATCGGTATTAGTATCGAATATGTTTTTAAATATCGTAATCGTTATCATCTACTTTATATTATACCCTTTTTAGGTGCAAATGTCAAGGTTAAAAGAAGTCTTCGATGGAAACTATACGTTCAGATTTCCACCCGATTGACTTGAGAATTGGGTTAATGGCATTTAAGAATGTCTTTTGGAATTGCATATCGTAATCAATGTAATCGTGAAGACCCAGTTCTTTGGGCAGATAATCGACAAAGGCTATGACATTCTCTTGTATCGGATTTGGTTTGGTCAGATACGTAAATTTAATCTTGTCACCAGATTCGATTCGTGAAACCTTCTTCGAGTCGGTATAGTGATTGTGGAGTATCGCACCTCTCACATGGATAGGTGTTCCCTTTGTATAGATTGTTTCGTGGTCAGTCCATTTCGCTATATTCTGAACTCCTCTTGGAAATGCGACATCTTCCGGGTTTGCCTTTGCGAAATACTCTTTGAACAATGCAATTTCTCTTTGAACATCCGATTCCTCTTTATTCACCATACTCTTAAAGATTTCCTTAAGAGCATCTCTGACTATCTGTGGGGTAGATGACTTGACCGCCTCGATTCCCATAATCTTGAGTTGGGGCTCTTTATACTGAACTCCCTCGTTGTTATGTACGTTAAGGATATATCGTTTCTTCGCAGTCCAGATTCCTCTATCCGCAATCACCTCTCGTTCCATAACCATCTTGTTCTCACGACCACCAAGCATTTTGAATAGTTCATCATAACATTTTTCGAGAACCACTTCCAGTTGTTCCGAGCATATCTTGTCAAGGAACTGAACTGGATTCTTCGGATTGAACTTATCGATTAACGAACCTAATTTAACATACACCGAATCGGTATCAATCGCAACAACGTAATCTTCTCTTGAACCATCAAATCTGAGGTTGTGGGTGTTCATCAAGTCATTCAAATACTTGTTAATGGCTTTCTCTGCCCATTGGATAGTCAGTTGTCCTGTAAGAGTAACTGCTTCTGCAATTCGTCTATCATAATATCTGAACCAACGATTACCCATTGCACCATACAATGAGTTAAGAAGAATCTTGATTGCCATTTGTTGGTTCTTCGCAATCTGTATATCCCTCTCCACCCGATAGATTTCCTGTTTGTTGTGGGGGTCTATCGTTTGTAATTCTTTTTGTGCCTTTAACATTCGGTTCTTCATACCGACACGACCTTCGTACATCTCCCCAATCACCCGAGGCATCAATCCTTCCTTTTCCGTATAGTATTGAGAACCATTAACCGCAAGAGATACATCATCTTTCTTATTCTGAACTTTGTCGTGCATCACATTATATACATTAACATCTTTAATAGAGTGGGGGTGTAATGTTTCTGGACTCATGTTGTATTGCATAATGATTGACGGATACAGAGAAGCCAAGTCGAACGAACATATCCAATCGTGTTTCCCGACCTGGGGCTCTTTCACATATCCACCGGGATATGAACCTGTACCTGTATTCTGTTTTGGTGGGATTACTATTTTCTGTAATGATAAATCTCTGTAAATGATTGTATCCCAAATCGATACAGTACCTAATATGTCAATGTAGTTTGCACCAGAGTTATATGCCATGGTGAGGGCGAGAGAGATAAGGTCGAGTTTATCGTCAAGTCTATCTACAATATCCACGTCCTTAATGTTATAATCAATAAACTTCTGATAGTCTTTCTCGTGTAACTCATTCAAGTTACTATATTCATCAAAGGATAACTTAGAATCACCAAGAACCACGTTTGCAATATGGTCTAGCCTATATGACTCTTGTGTACCTATCGTGTTGTAAGTGAATTTCTTGAACAACTCCATATAATCCAAGATTGTAATACCACCTAACTTATATTGTAGTTTTGGTTTGTAGAAAGCCTGAACAAATTTAGGAGTATCATCTTTAACATCACCCCATGGCGATAGTTTCTTCATAATGTTTCTACCACATATCTTTTCGATTCTATTAACGAGATATGGTATGTCGAATTCTTTTACGTTCCAACCTGTGATAATATCAACACCTTGCATGTGAATAACGTATCGTGATAGTAACTCACGTTCATCATTGCATTTAGTGTATTTCACATTTGGTTCGTGTGTAGTGTAATCGCCACAACCAAATACATGGAACGTATCATCTATATTATTCTTACATGTGATTGCGGTTACTTCTTGGTCTGCATCTTCGGGTTGGGGGAATCCATCTTCAAACCGAACCTCGATATCGATTGAAGTTACGTTAATGACTTCTCTATCCCATTTAATCTTGTTAGGGAATTTGTCATACATGTATTGGATTGCGAAATTGGTTTGGCCGTATATATCAAATCCTTCCACGTCTTGATACTTGCGAACGAACTGAGTGCCCTCTGCCATATCACCGAACACAATCGGTTCGACATTCTTACCTTTGAGAGATTTCCAAGTGGTATTGGGTAGGTCAGATTCTAGATACAGAGTCGGTTGGTAAGGAACTAAAGTCTGAACTCTCTTACCATTTTTATATCCGATATAACGGATATTCTTTCCGTATCGATAGACGTTTGTATAAAATTCCATAGTATATATTATACCCTAATTGTTAGGGAAAGTCAAAGTTATAGAAAGGGAGGTCGTGTTGACCCCCCTTAGCAAAGTTTAGCCAAGCAAGAGTTTTTTCGCACCCTTGTTTAGTTCACCCAGTTTGATAGTCTGTGGCTTATCTTCTTCAGGGATTTGGTTTTCCAATCCAACAAGAAGTAGACCATCGACGATATCAGCACCGACAACTACCATAGTATCAGACAAAGTGAATTTACGAATGAATTTACGTGCAGAGATTCCTCTGTGAACGTAATCATCCCTATCTTCAGAATGTTTGTGACCTTCAATAGTTAAATCACCTTTCTCAAGAGTAAGTGAAATATCATCTTTATTGAATCCTGCGACAGCAATTTCAATAAGATAATGAGTATCATCTTTCTTGACAACGTTATAAGGTGGGTATCCCTGTCCTCTAGCGATACCGTTGTGAGTGTTTTCGATTCTATCTAATGTATTAAAAAGTGAATCGAATCCGAAGAATGTTTCCCTCGGAAAGTTTAATGCTAAGTGTGACATAATGTCCTCCTATTAAATAGCAAGGTTATAAAAGTGGGAATATCATATTCCCGTTCCTTTAAGATATCCCGAAGGCATATCCTAAATTCTTTAGTAACAGAGAGGTATCCAATCCTTTCTCATTACTTAATTCCTATATTATATTTAGGACAAAGTTCCCAGTTAACTTTGTCTTTATGTGAAATTATTTTAATCTGACTTAATGGTGCTGTTTCACCTATTTCTAATACCGTAGTCAATAATCCCCAATCACTCAATAGAGTAACGATAGTATTTCGTCGCATCATATCGTTTTCTGTGAGGTTAGACGGTTTCCCATCTAACAAAAACAACTCTTTAAAATGCGTTATAAAATATCTGCCTTGTTTGTGTAAGATATGACACGATTGAAATAGTTTAGAATCTCTTTTAGATGCAACCCCCATACGAGTCAATGTCTCTTTAATCTTCAAAAAGTCATCTGGTTCGGATAAAGTTACCTCTAACATAAGCGAAGGATTCCAATCAACCAAGTCATCATTGTACTCCACCATAATTTATACTTTCCTTTATATGTTTTAAGTTTTCTTTACTTAAAAGCGGAAGTACATCACGTGCTTTTTCACTAGAATAGCCGTAATATTTCTTAACAGCATCTATATTACTAGAGGTGAATTTCTTATTCCACTTTGAGAAACGATTTCGTTTCCTAATAATATTTATAAGAAAGTC